GTGGCTGACGTGGCTCATTCTCGGCGGGCGGGGTGCCGGAAAGACGCGGGCGGGCGCGGAGTGGGTGCACGGCATGGCGACGGGCCGGTCGCCCTTCGCGGACGAGCCGGTGGCGCGGATCGCGCTCGTCGGCGAGACGTTCGCCGACGCGCGAGAGGTGATGATCGAGGGGATTTCCGGGCTCTTGTCGATCGGACGGCGGGCGGACCGGCCGCAGTGGCAGCCTTCGCGCCGGCGACTCGAGTGGCCGAACGGGTCGCTGGGTCAGGTGTTTTCGGCGGCGGATCCGGAGAGCCTTCGCGGTCCCCAGTTCGGCGCGGCCTGGAGCGACGCGCTCGCCAAGTGGCCCGACGCACAGACCACGTGGGACATGCTTCAGTTCGGCCTGCGGCTGGGCCAGCGGCCCCGCCAGGTCGTCACGACGACGCCGCGGCCGGTGCCGCTTCTCAAGGTGCTGATCGCTGACCAGCGCACCGCAACGGCGGCCATGGCGACTGCGGACAACGCGGCGAACCTTGCGCCGGGTTTTCTGGAGGCGGTCGTGGGCCGCTACCGGGGCACGGCGCTCGGCCGGCAGGAGCTCGGCGGCGAGCTGATCGAGGAGCGCGAGGACGCCTTGTTCGCGCGCGCCGTCATCGACCGCGGCCGCGTAACCGGGGCGCCGGAGATGGCGCGGGTCGTCGTCGCGGTGGATCCGCCGGCGACGAGCGGCGCACGCTCGGCGGCTTGCGGCATCGTGGCTGCGGGCCTCGGGATCGACGGGACCGCTTACGTCCTCGCCGACCGCACGCTCGGCAGGGCGAGCCCGGCGGCGTGGGCCGAGCGGGCCGTCAGCCTCTACCACTCGCTCGAGGCGGATGCCCTCGTCGCCGAGGTGAACCAGGGCGGGGAGATGGTCGCCACCGTCGTTCGCGAGGCGGACCCGCATGTGCCGGTCACGCCGGTTCGCGCAAGCCGTGGGAAGTGGTCACGCGCCGAGCCGGTCGCGCTTCTCTACGAGCAGGGGCGCGTTCGCCATGTCGGCGTCTTCCCCGAGCTTGAGGACCAGATGTGCAACTTCGCGCCGAGCGGGACCAGCGAAGGGGTCTCGCCGGACCGTATCGACGCGCTCGTATGGGCGGTCTCCACCCTCATGCTCGACAAGGCGGGGGGCGCGCCGCGGGTTCGCCGCTTCGGCTGACCTGCCGCGAGGATCATCGGAAAAACGGGGCCTTCGGGCCCTTTTTTTGTTTTTGCCGGTGCCGCCGGCGGGAAGGAGCGCAATGGGCATCTTTGGAAGGCGCGAGGAAAAGGCATCGCGGGTCGGTCAGCTGATGGCCGTGGAGAGCCTCGGACGGCCGATGTGGACGCCGCGCGACTACGCTTCGCTGGCGCGAGAAGGGTTTTCCAAGAATCCGATCGTCTATCGGACGGTGCGGATGATAGCCGAGGCCGCCGCCTCGGCGCCGTGGCTGCTCTACGACGGGCCTCGGGAGCTTGAGGATCATCCGATCCTGTCGCTTCTGATGCGGCCGAATCCGGCGCAGTCCGGCGCGGCGCTGATGGAAGGGGTCTATGGCCATCTGATGGTCGCGGGCAACGCCTACCTCGAGGCGGTCGCGATCGACGGCGTGCCGCGCGAGCTCTTCGCGCTGCGGCCCGACAGGATGAGGGTCGTGCCGGGTCACGACGGCTGGCCGCGCGCGTTCCACTACACCGCCGGCTCGCGGACCGTGGAGTTCGTGCAGGAGGGGGCGGTACCGCCGATCCTGCATCTGTCGCTGTTTCATCCGCTCAACGACCACTACGGCTTCGCGCCCGTCGAGGCGGCGCAGACAAGCCTCGACATCCACAACGCGGCGGGCGCGTGGTCGAAGGCGCTCCTCGACAATGCCGCACGGCCGTCGGGCGCGCTCGTCTACACCGGCGAGGGCCACCTCAACGACGAGCAGTTCGAGCGGCTGAAGTCGGAGCTCGAGGACGGCTATACCGGCGCGCGTAACGCCGGCCGGCCGCTTCTTCTGGAAGGCGGGCTCGACTGGAAGACGATGGCCATGAGCCCGCGCGAGATGGACTTCATCGAGGCGAAGAACCAGGCGGCCCGGGAGATCGCCCTCGCCTTCGGCGTACCGCCGATGCTCCTCGGCATCCCGGGCGACAACACCTACTCGAACTATCGGGAAGCGAACCGGGCGTTCTGGCGACAGACCGTGCTGCCGCTGGTGAACCGGACCGCACAGGCGATCGGCAACTGGCTCGGCGAGGCGTTTTCGGGCGCGCTGCGTCTGTCGTTCGACGCCGACCAGATCGAGGCGCTGTCGGCCGAACGTGAGGCGCTGTGGGCGCGCGTGTCGGCCGCCGACTTCCTGACGGTGGAGGAGAAGCGCGCCGCGGTGGGGTACGGCCGCCTCGACGAGGCCGAGCTTGCGGCTCGCTCGGGCACGACGGAGGGCGGCTCGCCGGCCGTGTCGCGCTGATGGACCCGCTGACACAGAGTGTCGTGGAGCGGGGCGATCTTGCGCACCTGGCGCTGTTTCTCTGGGCGAGCGCCTCGTCGGGCCTTCTGGCGTGGACGATGCGCGAGCTTGCGCGATCGAACCGGCGATTCAGCGACTTCGTGACCGCCATCGCCAAGCTGAACTCATTGTTTGGACATGACTGATGGTGGAATTCCTGAAGCGCGCGGCTGTGCCGGTCGTGCGGCTGACGACCGTTCATGATGTCGACCACGAGGCGACGTTCGCCGACTTTGCCAAGAACGTCGGCCGCGTCGTCGTCGAGCGCAGGGTGCGCGACGAGCCGCGGGTCGTCAGCTTCCCCCTGAGGGCGGCCCGATGAGGCGCGCGCCCGAACGGAAGTACGCGACGGCGCTCGCGTCGATCGACGGTGACGGCCGCTTCTGCGGCTACGCCTCCCTGTTCGGCCGTGTCGACCTTTCTGGCGACGTGGTGGAGACCGGCGCCTTCGCACGAACCATCGCCCAGCGGGGTCCGAGCGGGGTCAGCATGCTCCTCGAGCACGACCCGTGCGCGGTCATCGGACGCTGGCTCGTGGTCGAAGAGGATGCGCGCGGCCTCTGGGTGGAAGGCCGGCTCGGCGGGACGGCAGCGGCCGCGATCGCCGCGCGGCTGATGCGCTCGGGCCGGCTCGACGGGCTGTCGATCGGCTTTCGCACCGTCGGCGCGCTTCAGGACAGGGCGGCGCAACTGCGCCGGCTGACTGAAATCGATCTCTGGGAGGTGTCCGTGGTGACGAGCCCGATGCTGCCGGAGGCGAGGGCCCGAGCGGCGGACGCCGCGCGGGCGACGCGGGACACTCCCGCTCCAGCCGTGGACGCCGGGCTGATCGCCCGGATGCGTCGGACAGCGGCCTTTCTTCGTCAAACGAGGTGAAAATGGACAACGCAATGGGTGCGCCCGAAACGAAGGCCGATCTGGCGCGGGCGATCGACGACATGCACGGCGCCTTCGAGGCGTTCAAGCAGACGAACGACGAGCGCCTTGCCGAGCTCGAGCGCAAGTCGGGCGCCGACGTCGTCACGTCGGACAAGCTGGCGCGAATCGAGGCGGCCCTCGATGCCAACCGCAGGCGCATGGACGACCTCGTCCTGAAGTCGCACAGGCCGTCCCTGTCGGGCGCGCCTTCAGCCGGCGCGAGCGAGCACAAGAGCGCCTTCGAGGGCTACGTGCGCGGAGGCAACGAGGCGGGGCTGCGTACCATCGAGCGCAAGGCTCTCACAGGCGGCGACAGCGACGCAGGCTTCACCGTGCCGGTTGAGGTCGAGGGCGAGGTGATGCGCCGGCTCGCGGCGATCTCGCCGATCCGCGGCATTGCCGGCGTCCGGCAGGTCTCGAGTTCGACCTACAAGAAGCCGGTGACCAGCGCCGGACCGGCCACCGGCTGGGTGTCGGAGACCGCGGCCCGTCCGACCACGGATGCCCCGACGCTGTCGGAGCTGAAGTTCGAGACGATGGAGCTTTATGCGATGCCGGCGGCGACCTCCACCCTGCTCGACGACACCGCGGTCGACGTTGACCAGTGGCTGGCCGACGAGATCGAGACGGTGTTCGCCGAGCAGGAGACGAAGGCGTTCGTCGCCGGCAGCGGCTCGGGCAAGCCGAAGGGCTTCACGACCTACAATCTGGTCGAAGAGACCTCGTGGACCTGGGGAAAGCTCGGCTTCGTCTCCTCCGGGGCGTCCGGAGCGTTCCCTGCGACCGGGGCATCGGACACGCTCATCGACCTCGTCTACACGCTGAAGGCCGGATACAGGCAGAACGCGTCCTTCGTGATGAACCGCTCGACGCAGGCGGCGGTGCGCAAGATGAAGGACTCCGAGGGCCACTACATCTGGGCGCCGCCTGCGATTCCGGGCACGCGCGCCTCGCTCCTCAACTTCCCCGTGGTCGAAGCGGAGGACATGCCCGAGATCGCGCCGGACGAGCCCGCGATCGCGTTCGGCGACTTCCGGCGCGGTTACCTCATCGTCGACCGGCAGGGCATCAGGATCCTTCGCGATCCGTTCTCCTCCAAGCCGTACGTGTTGTTCTACACGACGAAGCGCGTCGGTGGCGGGGTGCAGGACTTCGACGCGATCAAGTTCCTGAGGTTCTCGGCCTGATCGGAACGAAGGGGGCCGGGGTCGCGGCCTCCCCGGAGCGAGCGGGACCCGTCGATCGGGTCCCGCCTTTCTCTCGCGCGTCGCGCGAATTTCGAATGATGGGATGGGACGATGGTGGCGATCCTTGTGAGCGCGCCGCAGGCGGAGCCTGTGACGCGCGAGGAGGCGAAGGCGCACGCGCGCATCGACGGCTCGGCCGAGGACGCCCGGGTCGACGAGCTCATCAGGGCGGCGCGCTCGGAGGTGGAGAATCGGACAGGGCGAGCGCTCCTCGCGCAGGGGTGGCGCATCGTCCGTGACTGCGTGCCGCCGGGAGGCGTGGTTCGCCTCGTTCCTGCGCCGGTGATCGCGGTCGACGCGGTGACCGTCTACGGAGAGGATGGCGTGCCCGACGTCGTCGCGGCGGAGGACTACCAACTCGACGTCGCCTCCGCGCCGGCGCGGCTTCGCCTCGCGACCGGCCGCTTCTGGGGCGCGCGGGCGATGAACGGCCTCGAGATCGACCTCACCTGCGGCTACGGCGACGCCGAGGCCGTGCCCGCGCCGCTGAAGCACGCGGTGGTGATGCTCGTCGCCTACTGGTTCGAGCAGCGCGAGGCGGCGGCCGTGCGTGGCCTCGTCGGGTCGGTGGCCAATGGCGTCGCGGCGCTGACGGCGCCGTACAGGCTGGCGAGGCTCGCGTGAGCGTTGCCATCGGTGCGCTGCGGCGGCGTCTCACAATAGAGGCGGCGGACGAAGCCCCCGACCAGGCCGGCGGGCTTGTGCGCACCTTCACGCCGGTGGCGACCGTTTTCGCCGCCGTCGCCCCGCGCCGGCGCCGCGAGACGGTCGATGACGGGCGTCAGGTCGGCCTCGTGACCCACAGGATCACCATCAGGTGGCGCGACGACGTCT